GTTCATCAGTATCCACCAAGAAATCATGACCAATATGGGTGTCAAAAGAAACAGCAAGGGCATCAGTAAGTATTTGAGGAATCGAACCTTTTGAGATTGAAGCATTCTTCTCATCCATTATTTTGATCGACTTCATGATCGCAAGATAAAGTGATTTATCTTGACAGAATTTCTCTGTCTGATCCAAAATCCAATCTAGTTTAGTGTTTGGGTCCTGTGACAGCGACCCGATTATGTCTTTGCACGACTTGAAGCTGTCTTCGCTTAAGCCGTCCTTATTACTTAGGTCGATCGAGAGAGCCTCGATCGATGGAAATGAATTATATTTCTTAACGTATTCATCGACCAACTCAAAGACTGTTCTCTCTGAGTAGTCTGTAAAATATTCTGTCTTTAAAAACGGTATAGCCTTCCTGCTAAAATCCTCGTTAAACACGAGATTAGAAAGTATGACGCATTCGATATTCAATTAACATGCCTCCAGTTATCTAAACAGTGGACCCTTAAACCATACAGAAAGAGTCTTTCTCTCTCCTTTAGTGACGGGAGTGACTCTATGCTGCATGTATGACGGGAATATTATCACACTTCCCATGCTATCAAATTCTTTTACGTGTTTTGGACCGTTTGAGAACAACTCAAACTTTCCACCCTCATATGGCTCAGTCGATAGATTTACTATAGCCGTAAGCTTATAGTCGTGCATCTCACCAAATCTACCGTCAGAATGCCAGCTGTATTCGCTCTTGTGCTTTTCATTATATACGTTGTAGTGAATTATATCTGGATCTAACAGCTTATAGATATGAAATCCAAAGTTTTCATTATTCACGTGATTGACTATATCTTCAAACTCTCCTAGACTGTTCTTACAGTTCTTCCATGGAGTCATTAAAACTCTTGAAGTCTTAACGATGCCGCTGGCTGGATTGTCTGTCAATCCAGCGTCAGCAGCGCTCATCATCAAGTTAGATACAGCTTCACAACTCTGTCTTAAGAACATGTTCTCAAAGAAATAGTGATCGTACTTCATTATCCTACTTCTTCTGTCTCATCATTATATACCAGACTTCCTTCAGTGTCAAGTGAATAAGTCTTCTTAATATAGTCTGCGAAGTCTGTGGTCTTAAACATATTCATCCAAAACTCTTTATTGTCCACGATATCAGCCGCTCTGAAGTTCTTTCCATCGACTTCGCCAGTTTCACGATTGACGACGGAGTACCATCCCACTTTTGGCTTAGCCACGTAATTACCTTCGATGGCAAGATCGAGGAGACCGCTCCAGCGATTAATACCACCCTCATAGCTAATGGTAATCGGTATCTTAGATTTTTCACGAACGTAACGCGATTTCTCAACATTGATGACAAAATGGTACCCCTGAATCTCTGTTCCATCTTTATCCTGCTGCCTTCCTAAGATCCAGATATTATCTGCGCCGTAGTACGCGCCTGTACCACCACCGACGACTGCCTTTGGAAACATACCAATTTCCATGTACGTATGATTTACCGCAGCGACTGGAATGTCTTTGAGTGTAAGATGCGGAGTGATCATTCTAAACAGCGACTTAAGCTGCTTTGCGCGAGACATGTCGGCTACTGACTTTTCATTAAGAGCGTCTTCAACTTCTTTCTTAGAAGCAAGATTACCAATAGAGTCAATAATGATAAGCACGCGATCGTTGCGATCAATCTCCTTGAGCTGCTTCATAATATCGAACTTCAACTCTTCGACGTCCGTAATTGGTGTGTGAACGACAGAGTCTAGCGGAATATTAAACTTTGAGAAATAAGACTGAGGCGTACCAAACTCTGAGTCATAGAATAAGATGACTCCATCTGGATATTTCTTAAGATAAGAAGAAGCGAGAAGAAGAGCGAAGCCGGTCTTAAAGTGCTTCGAAGGACCGGCGAGCATGGTAAGTCCAGGCGTGATACCGCCATCGATAGTACCAGAAAGAGCCACGTTGATCATCGGCACGGGCGTTGGGATCATATCTTTCTTAGTGTAGATCTTAGAGTCCGTAAGAGTCGAAGTGTATTCAATAGTACTGTTTTTAATAAGTTTTTCTTTTAAAGACATATTAATTCTCCATGTATTATAGTATTATACAATTTATAGCGATGTATGTCAACTTTTAATATAATCGTCCATCTTCTTTATAAATGCATCTATCTGTTTGGATCTATCAACACCATTCCACTTGATGATGTCTTTAGTCTTATCTCCCTTGAGGTTGTTCAAGAAAGGCATGATCATGTCTCTTAGACCCTGTAGCTTTTCTTGTTGGCCTTTAAGCTCATCTTCTGTAGTGAAGCCAAAATCGAAGTCGTCACTCATTTTCATTTGCCTTTTCTTTTAAATATTCATCAATACTTATCTGTTTAACCTCGCTGGCAGCGCCAAATGACTGCTCGGTCCAAAAAGTTTTAGTATATACTCTTTCTTGTTTTAATTTTTCTCTTAGATTTTCTCTATCTTCAAAAGACATTTTATCAAAATCTAATTTTTTATTCTTTTTTGACTTCTTCATCCGAAAAAATCCTCCAGTGTTGATTTCTGTTCTATGTCCCACCCGATCACTTCAGTGATTGATTTAAGTGGATCTAGAAATGATTTGTTAAACTGCATCTCTTTATCGATATACTTATCAATGTTAAATTCTTTTGGAAGCTCATCAGGAGTGGCTATAACGTTCTCATTAATAACAGGATTAGGAGTAACGAGATATACGAACCTGATCTTGTCTCCATCTACAATTGGCGGTATGTTCTTCATGTTATGCTTCTTTAACAGATTATTAAAGAGCAACGCACCCTTAATATGCATTGGAGTAGACTTCTTATAGACTCTAGATCCATCCTTGTACTTGTCTATTCCATTAACGCCGCGCGGGAACGCAATCACCTCAAACGGTAGAGTCTTAAACTCGTTCTTAAAGTTAGTAATAAACTCTCTGAGATCGTCTTGAGTACCGTTCATGATGATCTCTAGACCGTTCTTAATATTCTCCCTGCACGCGTGTGGAGTAGAAGATCTAATAGCCTCAATACCCTGAAGTTTAAGTTTTGGCTTCTCATAGCGTACTCCCTCGACGTCCCACGCGTTGAGTATGTACATCTTCTTACCACGCCATATTCCCTTGTTAGCGATGGTCTCACGCTTCATCTTCATCTTCTGCTGATACGCGTTCATCATATCGGCGAGTTCTTGGTAGCACTTGTCGATATACTGCTGCAGCTTCTTCTCACAGAATATATCTAGGGCATTGACTATCTTCTTCTCGTCTACGTCACCCATTGTAGCTACGAGTTTATCCATGCGAACGTAGATAGAATCGGTATCAGACGCGATGACATAATCTTCATCTGTCTTCAGTATCTTATTCATGTATTGATTGATTTTCTTTTCAATCCAGCGAATAGACAGCTGACCAGAAGTAGTGATGGCTTCTGCAAGATCGAAGTTAAACCAGCGAAAGTACTGGTTAGCGAGAGCGCCGTAAGCTGAGTTTAACTGAATCTTTTTTGCAAGCTGCATGTTATGATATCTAGCTACTAGCTTTTCGTCTTCTAGAGTCTTTGACTTCTCATATCGCTGCTTGGCTTCCAGCATCAGTTTCTTATACTTAGTACGATCGTCGTACATTCTTTCCATAAGTGCGGGAAGGAAACCCTGCTTGTCTTTTTTAAACGTACAACCGTTTGCGGCGTATGCGTATTTACTATCTTTATATTCAAAATTACCATCAAGCAGCCAGTCTACGCCTCCGGAAGGACCGAGTTTTCCAGTGAGTGTCTCAGGACTGATATTGTACTGCATGATTAGATGTGGATAAAGAGAGTTCAAGTCAAAAGATACGACCCACTTGCTCAGACCGATCTTTGGATCTTTAACATATCCGCCGACAAGACCACCCTCAAACACCTGCTTCTTAGACTGCGGGATGACTATCTTCTGATCTAGCAGATAGTTGTGGATGATGATATCCCACGGGCGAACGGTAGCCATAGTGTCAGTATAGTTCACTTTAGCGTCATATGCGATAGCCATGACCTGCTCGATGAACTTTAACTTATCTTCTAGCTTTTGAACTAGAAGAACGTCGTGTATGTTATACTCCATATACTTTTGAAAGTTATTCTTATAGAATTCATTGAGAGATCCATATTCAGAATAGTCTAACTTTCTCTCACTTAATTCTATCTGAGCGATATAGTCAAGTTTATAAGACTCTTGATTACCGAACGAGAACTTACGATAGAGTCGATAGTAGTCTAGATCAGACACGCCGACGATCTCGTACACCTTATTCTCTTTACCGCGAAACTCTACTACCTTTTCATTTAGCATCTTCCAAGGAGATAGTCTTTTAGCTTCTCTTTCATTATATAGAGTCGTAATCCTGTTAATAAGATATGGGATATCAAAAAATTCAATATTCCATCCCGTGATGATGTCCGGCATCCACGCGTCTGATTCCCAGACTTGAAGAAATTTCTGAATAAGGTCATATTCGTCTTTACA